CAAACCTCCACAGATAAACATTGATGTTGTTATCCTTGCCGCTAAGTATGGCGAAGGAAAGAGAGCCAATGTTTTCGGCACTTATCAACTAGGCGTGAGGGCTAATAATGGTTATCATTCAGTCGGTTGGTGCGGAACAGGATTTTCGGATGCTGATTTGGTTAATTTAACCAATACTTTGCGTAGGAATGTGGAAAGGTTTCAGGACGGACTGTTCAATGTATCTCCTGTTGTAGTATTGGAAGTAAAGGCTGATTTAGTTTCAAGAGATGAAAAAGGCAATTTAGGTCTAAGGTTTCCTAGATGTGTCCGTATTCGTGATGATAAGTTTGTTGCGGATATTAATACCTTAGAAGATGTGGAGAGATTAGAATGAAAACAGATAACAATGCAGCAAAATGGAATACAAAATATATGACTGGCTCTTTTGGAAAAAACTATAAAATATCCGAAATGTCTATGAAGCAAGTTAATCAATCACTAAGACAGTGTAAAACTAGTTTAACGGTCATTAAATGCAATATGGATTCTTTGTATCAAAGAAGACATACTCTTATGCACGAACAAGGAGAATATAAGTATCAAAGAAAAAATGCAAAGCAAAAGATTATTCAACACTTGGCCTTGAAGACTCAAGTTGATATTGAAGGAGAAGAAAGATATAAGCAGATTCTTTTGACAGCAATCAGTCTTCTTGACAAGGGGCATGACTTATTCTTAATTAAAGCATTATTAGAACAAGCGAGGGATGAAGAATGATTCAACAGGGAGAAATGACAATTATAGACACTATTACATATAGATGTATTAGAGTGGATAACGAAGGCTATGCTCATTTAAAGAATATTCTCCATGAACAGGGTAGGCCCAAATTAGTTCTACAAAAATACTGTCCTTTTGTTAAAGACGGTAAAATTATTACACCTGAAAAACCAAAGGCAGAAACTCACAAACCTACCACTAAAATTAATGTTACTCAACTAATCAAAGAAAATACTGATTTACAGATTTCTAATCAAGCAAAGTATTTTATTGCAGAATGGATAGAAACTGCTATTTGTAATCTAGTAAGTAATGCTCATAATAGTGCAATAGAAAGAGGAGATAGTCGTATAACTGCGGCTCACTTTTATTGGCTTGAAACTAATAATGCTCCGACTGGATATTGGCCTTCAAACAGTGAATATATACGGGACTGATTATTATGTTCAGTAAAGAAATGTTAATTGGAATCTTACTTAGTTCTTCTAAGGTAGATTTTAATATTGAGAGAGCGAGTGATTCTCTTATGGGTTATAGAGTAAGACTTAAATTAGTAATGAGAGCCGACTCTATCTTTCTTGAAGGAGTTAATAGGAGTTTGGCACAGCATCAAATCACTTGTAGTATTAAACAAAAAGAAAGTAAAAGTCGCCCGAAACCAATTCTAAAAATTGGAGGAATCAAGAACTTGTTTAAATTAACAGAACTAGTTCCAGAAAATCTACCTCATGCTAAAAGTGAATGGGTGGAGTTTAGGGAATTAGTTGAATTAATATCTAATCATAAACATAAAACTGCCGAAGGAATGGAAAGAATCTTTGAATTAAAAGGGGTAATTTAATGGGATTAACTACAATGACTAACAATAGAACCATATTAATAACAGGTAAAACAGGAACGGGCAAATCAACCAAAGCACTTACATTTGTAGAGAACCCAGTAGTTCTCTATGCTAATGATATTGATTTTGATGTAGGCTCATTTCCTGTGGAGCATGGAATTATTATTGAAGATGTTCATTATAAACCAGATAAGGACAGCATTCTAAATATTATTAGGAACTATACAGGTCAAGTAGTATTGACTTCTATAAATGAAAAATCAGTTCCTAAAGAAATAAAGGATATGTGTAAGATTAAAAGAGCAGGTTCTAGGAACTATCTAAGAGAAACAATAGAACTTACAGCACCTCATTCTAAATCACCGTTCTCTTTTGAGCGAGATACTTACTCTTTAGTAAGAGGGTTTCTTAAGGAAAAAGATAGAGACTTAATGGCTAAGTTATTACTCTTTAATAAGCCATCAGATACACAAATACTGTCTTGGCTTGTTGAAAATATGCACCCTAATAGATTAATTTTTATTGATGGCGTAGTAAAACGCCGTTGGAGTCAAAGGTATTTCTATGAGATGCTTTCCTATTCTCATGGAGGAAATTCTTTTGATAGATTAAATATGCCTATAAGAAAAAAGTATTCTCAAATACCTAGTCTATCAAGACGACTTGGAGTAAAAAACCCAAAAGTCTTACAGCAACTTTTTATGGATAAAGACTTCAAAGAACACGCCAAAAAGAAATTAAATAACGGAGAATGCCGCCTCCTTAAAATAGGTGAAAAAAGAAGAAGAAGAAAAACTGACCCGATTAGAGTAACTCAAACATCTTTGGAGGATTTTTTATGAGAACAAAAAATTTAGTATATAGAATAGAAAAGACCCTACAAGGTAAAGAAATGACTTGTAAAGAAATAATGGCCGAACTTGAAAAGGATGGTAGGACTACTAGAGTGAACTCATTCACATCTAATCAAGTAGGACAATTACTTAGAAACAAAAGATTTGAAAAGGTCGGCTGGTGCAAAATAAACGATACAAATATATGGAGGAATAAAAATGTTATGGACAGAAAAATACAGACCAAATAAACTTAATGAAATTATAGGACAAGAGCATTTTAATTTAGATGCTATTGGTTGGATAGAAGAGAGAAATATGCCTAATATTCTCTTATACGGAAATCCCGGAAATGGTAAGACAGGAGCAGGATTAGTTATAGGTAAAGAAATATTAGGAGAGGCTTTCCAAGATAATTTTATAGAAGTGAATGCTTCGGATGATAGGCGTTTAGAAAATGTTAGAACAACAATTAAAAATGCCGCCCAAAGCGGAACAATTGGTGGTGTTCCATTTAGAATAGTATTACTAGATGAAATGGATGGTATGACAACAGATGCTCAAAATGCCTTAAAGAGAATTATGGAGCGTTATTCGAACAATGTTCGTTTCATTATTACTTGTAACGATAGAAATAAGATTATTTTCGCACTTCAAAGTAGGTGTGCTAATTACCATTTCAAGCCACTCTCTAATGAGGCAATCTTACAAGTATTACAATCAATCCTTCAACGAGAAGGTATAACTAAATACTCTCAAAATGAATTGGACTCCTTTATATATGCTATGAATGGTGATATGCGGAGGGCGATTACGGAACTACAAGCGGCGAAAGCAAGCAATTCCACCCTTAAGACTCAAATTGATATTGGTTTAGACGAATATAATAAATTATTAATGAAAATTGTAAATAAAAATAACCTTGCACTAAACTCAATACACGATTTACTACACGATGGGCTTTCCATTCGTGAAATCTGTATTGGACTACATGATGCTGTAATTAAAGCAGAATTAGAGAATACACTAAAATTCAAAATCCTTAGAACTATTGGAGAAAGCGAATGGCGTTCAACCACTATGACTCCAAAAGTATTAGCCTCTTGGCTGATAGGACAATTATCATAGAATTGAATAACAAAAAACAAAAACGGAAGTGAATAACATGGATGAAAATATGAAGAATGAAATAACAAAAGGTGCTGAAGTCATTGGACTTACAGCAGAAGAAGGTATGGCTAAGTTTGAAGAGATTTGCTCGGAAAACAGCATTGAAATGACAAACCCAATTAGTAAGGGTCTTTGGCGTAACTTTGTGGCTAATGCTAAGAGAAGCCAACAATCGGAAAAAACAACAGAAAGCGGAAGCGACGACTCTTTTTACAAAGCAGCGTTTGGTTTCTTTGTTTCTTTAGATGCTCCGAGAGATATGATGGCTTGGAACAGAATGAAAGCAAAGGAAGAGTTTATTCGTGATGCTGATAATGCTCTAGAAAAGGGTATTGTTGCTATTGCTAATCAAAACGCTCTTGGTAAGTGGGTTGTATCTCGCTACCATAATAATGAATACGAAGAAAAGACTGTTACTACTTTACCTTCGGGTGCAGAAGAAACAGAAGATGGTCGTTTCTATATTCCTTTAGATGCTACTGCTGTTTATATGAACGGTGGTAAGAATAATAACTACGGAAAGCCTCTTCCTCCTGAACAAATGCGAAGAAGCGGTGTTTTCTATGGTTCATTAGGAACAGGTGAAATGAAGCCTTATTACTTCTCTTATAAGAATCAAGGCGGAGTAGATTTTGCACCAAACAGTTTTGAATGGTGTCATTTCTTATGTGTTCTTGGTTCAAATGGAACTGATATTTACGGTGCGAAGCAAATGACCTTTGATTCTCTCACTATGAATGCAGATATGGACACTGAAAATGACTTGTATAGAGATATGAAAGACTTTGACTTTGAAGACTGTCTAAGAAACAACTTTGAATCACATCTTGTTCCTCTTGTTGAAATGAACAAAGCGCATATCAGCCGACAAGCCTTACCTTCTAAGGAACGATTTGTTGTTACAGACGGAACTGTTTGTAATATGAATATGACTCCTACAAAGAATGGTAATAGAATCATTAACATTACTGACCTTAATGCTGAACTAGATTATGAAAGCGATGGAATTACAACCTGTTGGATTCCTAGCCACCTTAAACTTGATTTCGGTATTGGTTCATCAGTTATCGTTGTTGGCCGAACAAGCCAAAGAACTACTGATGAAGGAGTAGAACCCGTAACAATTAATGTTGCCGGTATTTACTGTGTAATTAAACATGGTTCTGCTGTTGAAGTATCTCAGCCTGTTGAAGAGGATTTCGACTGGTTTTGATTAACTAATCAACCATTGTGTAGTCGTCGGCGTTAATGACGGTCAAATAGGTGCGAAGCCTATACCCTTTGGAGGGAAATAAAATGGAAGACATAAAAGAAAATAGATATTTATTAAAAGCAAACAGTTATTTGATTGACCTACAAACGGTTGATTTTGTAACTTGGAAAGAGAATGACAAAGAAGAAGGAACTTATTGGACTAAATTACATATTGGCACAAAAGAATGTAGATATGTATGTGATTCATTAGCAGACTTAAACACGCTTATTCGGGCGTGGTCTAACCTAAAAGGTAAGCGACTAGAAATACTGAATAAAGAACTAATAACGGAATGGTGATATTATGGGATTAACAAGCAATAACAATAAGACGAAAGCAGTAGATGAAGGCGTAATAAACAATGCAAGAGTATTGGCCTTTCAAAGCAAATTAATGAAGCAAACAGAAGAACGACTCGGAAGAAACAACCGATTAATCTGCGGTATTTGGGGAGAACCTAAGACTGTTAAAAGCGGATTAGCATTAGATTTCCCTAATAAACAAATCTATGTTTTGGACTGGGATGATGGATGCGAACCAACATGGCGACAAAACCATGAATGTTCCGATAGAATTACACTATGGAATCCTGAAGTAAGAAATGATAACGGTGAATTAGATATTCAAAAGTCCGAAGCAAACTCCGAGGACTTTGTTCTTTTTGTTAAAGAAAAGATTAAGCAAGGCGAAGATGTTTTGTTTGTATTTGATGGAATTGATAAGTGGCTAGATTGTTGCACACTTCATGTAACTGGTAGTTCAAAGATTGGAAAACCACAAAAGATGAAGTTTGAATGGGGAAAGCGAAACGCTCCTTTTTATTCTCTTTTGATGATGTGCAAGAATCTAAATTGCGACCAAATCTATATTACGCATTCAAAGGCTGATTACGGAGCAACTGGAGAAGTAATTGGTTCTAAACCAAACTGGCATAATTGGGGAGATTACCTCCATCAAATTATTACAACCCGAAGAACACGCAAGAAGAACGATGTTGTGTATAAGGCTGAACTGTTAAGCAGTAAAACCAATACAGAACTTGTAGGTAAGTCTTGGGAGTCTTTATCCGTAGGTAACGGTAAAGTTTCTTGGACTGGTATTCCTGAATTGCGTGAGGGTTTGATTTGAAGTTTGAAGTAGATTCAAACGACCTAAGAGAAGCATTAGAAAGCGTTATGGTTAAAGGTAAAGGAACTACTAATAGTGGTTTTGGAAACACTAATTTAGGCACATACGCCTGTCTTTATGTTAAAGACGGAGTGTTAAGTATTTGGAACGGTAGTCCTTCTTTCTGTGTAAAGATTGATATTTCTTTAGAAGGCGAAAGTGTAGATGGTGATGTATGCGTTGATAGCATGAAAATTATTCCTTATCTAAAGTCTTTTGGTGGGGTAGTTAATTTTAATGTGGGTGATTTTATTACCCTTACAGGAATCAATAGAACTGCTTCTATTCCCTTAGTAGTATTGCATCCTAATGCAGACGCTATTAGTAGATTAAAGAATATGTTGAATCATATACGATATGAGATTCAGCCCCAAACCTTATTTAATTTTGGTAAATCTAAGTTTGAGGGGGCTTTTGTATTAACACAAGCCCAATTCAAAGATGCAATCAAGAACTGCGAATTAGTCAAAAGCGGAGTCTATAAATTAGATTTTAATGAAAATGCTTTGACTGTATCTACGAGACAAGATGCAACAAACAAATATGAAGAAGTTATTACACCTGTTTTTCCATTAGGAGAACCTGCCACTGTTGAGTTCAGTAGTCCGGTGTATGCTTTCTTTAAGAGCGACCAAATGGTTAATGTCTATATGAAAGACAACCATCCTCTTTTACTAGTATCTGTTGATAGGATGCTATTAAAAGCACCACATATAAGCGGGTGAATATAAATGATAATAAGTAAATGTAATGATGGTAAAACCATCTTTAAATCATGGAGAGAGAACGGTGAAAAGAAATACACATTGGAAGATTTTCGGCCTTATTTTTATGTTAAGGAGGATGCTAACGAACCAAGAGAATACAAAGCGTCTAAGTATATTACTAGGGACTTTGAGTATATTCGTGGCGAGTGGCTTAATATTAATAAGCAAGCACTTAAAAGAGTTTATGTAGAAACCTCTTTTGATATTAAAAAGGCAAAAGGCATGTTCGGAAAAACCTTTGAAGCAGATGTTCCTCATCACTTTAGATACTGTGTGGATGAATTAGATGAAATGCCGGAATATGATATGCGTAAATGGTATTGGGATATGGAATGGGCGCAAGGTGGCGAACACCATGATAAGATTACTACTATCGTTGTTTATGATAATTATGATAAAGAGTATTATCAGTGGGCTTGGTTTCCTAATTATGAAGGAGAAGAGTATTTGCATTTTGATAATGAAAAGGAAATGCTTGAGTCTTTTATGCGAACTATGATTGTTAAAGACCCAGACATGCTTATTGCATGGTTTGGACACTTTGCAGATATTCCTAAGTTATTAGAAAGAACATGTGCGGTTGGATTGAATCCTCTTATTATGTCGCCAACAGGCCACATTAAAGGAATCAAAAAGAGCAAGGATGGTTTTTCTTTTGCTTATGGTGAAAAAGGCTTTACTCCTATTGAACAACCTATTAACGGCAGAATAACTCTATCATTAGACTTAGCATTTGAGAGACAATGGAATGACTCTCAAAGAGGAACATTACCTTCAATGTCTTTAGACTATATTTCACAAGAAGTTTTAGGTAAGAAGAAATTAGTATCGGAAAAGTTTCCTGACCCGAATGAGTTTTATCGTAGAGCATGGCTTGAAGATACAGAAACCTATTTGAAATATGCTGTGGTTGATGTAGAATTGATGGTTGAAATAGATGAAACCAACTTTTGTAGTGAAGCAATTCTTTCACTTCAAAGACTACTCAAAGCACCATTTGATGCTTGTTTTTACGCTTCACATATGGGCTCTATTTACTTTATGAGAAATGCTTGGTGGAAAGCACCAACAGGAGAAAAGGTAGATAAAAGACAGACTTATGAAGGGGCTATGATTTATGACCCCAGTAGTGAGAATACAAACGGATTACATCTTAATGTAGCCGCATTTGATTTTGCGGGTCTATACCCTAGTATGATGATTGCACGAAACATTTCATTTGAAACTAAATCAACAGAACCAACGGAGTTCGGAGTTAATATCTTAACTCCAAGAGATTTTAGTCCTGTTACGAGAGAACATATGCTTTACTACAAAACAGATGAACTCGGATTGCTGCCGAGAGCAGTTCTTGAATTGAAGGAATTAAGAAATG